TTTGGATTTCCCTGAAATGACATACTAATCCTCTTTCTTCGGAGTTGCCTTATTATGTATGATACGATAAATTCTCACATTTATTGTATTTTAAAATACCTTATTTTAAAATCACATATCATCGAAAGGATTACTTTCATCAAAATTAAGAATACTATTGGCTTCTGATTGAATTTGTAGATTGTTTGCAATGTCTAATATACCTAATCTTTCTCTACTTGTAATTGGAGATATTTTTGCATATATGGAGTTATCAGATTTTGTTAGATAGGATGGTGTTTGATTTGAGCCAAACAACCACTTACCAGAAACATCGGTAACAGAAAGTTTGTTCGGAGAGCGGTTATTGTCGATTGCTTGAATTTTCGCCCGTGCAGTTTCCCCCGAAGTTCCTCCTGTAGTCGAGCCGTTCTGGAACTGATATACAAAGTCGCCTTTTCTGAAAGATCCTGTTCCATAGGTGGTCTCCAATCCTATGTCTAATTTGTATCCGGTCTCTTCATTAATTACATCTATTTGTTCCACACCAGTATTAAATTCTTCTTCGCTATATTGGAACAATTCACAAGTTAATTGATACGAAAACAGTTTTCCAAGTTGATAAAATGGATTTTCATGCTCCACAAATTTTATCTCAAACAACCCACGATTCAATGGAAGAAATAGCAAATCTCCTTCTAATGGTCTACCTTTACCGGTTTCTCTAATAAATCTTTTCTTGGAAACTGTAAATTTTACGCTATCTCTAATCTCAAATCCAAATTTTGTAAATGTATCTCCACCCTCAAAAGCCTGAGTGGTATCCATATACATCTCTATCATTGAGAATGAATTGAATCTTGAATACTTAGACTCGCCAAAAATATCGTCTCTAACAACCAATTCCCTTGGAATGTAGTACATCTCCAATCCGTGAATTTTTATCGCCTCAACAGTTAAATCCTCAACCAAATTTTGCTCTGGTTTATAGGTGTGATTATGGAGTCTAATGTATGGATTTAATGTCATTGATTATCCCATCATAAAGTCTACTGGCAATTCATACTTAGAAACAATGTCTTTCTCAAGTGCTTCTATTTCTGTATTTGCTTCTTGAACAATTTCTGTTCCTCTAAGTGTAATATCACCGGGCAACTTTACTCCGCTATATTTACTAAGATTGACTCCCCATTGTTTCTTTAAAAGAGCAGTAGCATATCTTTTCAATAATCTATCTTCATAAACTTCAGGATAAAGTCTAGGATCCAAAATCCTGTAGCATTCTATGATCAGATACATTCCAGGAGTAACATTTTGCGACCAATTCATGTCTATGTACAATTTATTTTGCACTCTACTAAATCTTACACTTTTATCCGGAGACAAATACTGTCGAAGCATGGACAGGTACTGCTGTGTTAAATCATATTGAACTAAATCTATTGTTCCAAATGTATACAAATCATTTAGAGCATACTGATATCTAATATCAAACATTCCAACTGATTGTTGTGTAAATGGAAAAACTCTAACCACGCTTGTGATTATATTTTCCAATAAAACATCATCTTCATTTGTGGCGGGGTCTACTGTGTTGATTGCGTCATCATCTGAAAATCCGCCACCAAGAGATTTTCTATTCGTGGACTTCATTTCGATGTAGCCACGATCAATATCAATTTGATTAATTTGATACTTTAAATAAACCTTTTCAACACCGTCAAAATGATACTCAGAGAAAAATCGTAAAGCATCATCTAAACGATCTTCAATCTGCTCTTCCGCCAGATTTATTTCGATTACGGGTGCGCCGAGTAACCTTAGGCAATACTCCTTCAGTTTCTCCCGAGAGTTTACTATTGGCATCAGAATTCTCCTTCACAGGGTATTTATTCTTTACCAAAATCCTCTTCTCCTGAATTTCTTTTATTTTAGATTCAGTATGACTTTTCTTTTCAACTAAATGCTCCCAAAGAGCAACAATAAGTTCCGAGATATTTGGGAACTCATTTTCTCTGCAAAATTTAGGATCTTTGATCGAATCAACCTCAAGATTTATTTCAGAGTCTTCTTTAGATATCAAAGACATCAAAATATCAAAATCTTTCTTCCTCTGAATATACCTATCACCATCTGACCACGGTCCACTAATATTTGTTATCTTTCCCTTTGTTCGAACCATCAATTGAACACCATCATAAATTAAAACCTCAAGTCCATTTTGAGGATTATAATTTGGTTCAAGAACCTTAAAAGTCTCTATTGGTATTTTAAGATCATCGATATAAACTGTATTTCCTATTTGTTTAAATGTTGACATGTTAAATCAAGGTAGTGTTGTGTTGTATTGTGTTTTATCTACAATTAATAAATTAGGCTGATTTATTTGCTTTGGGTTTTTAAATTTCACATCAGAATCTTTATAAATTGCAGATCTTTTTAGAATGATATTATCAGCGTTTGTATTAATATCTTTACTAATAAGAGAAACATCCGTTGATGCTAAACCCAAAATTGGAACATCACCCTTATTGTTTGTATTTGAATCTATAAATGTCAAATTACTATTCATTACGAACATCGAATAATTATTTGATGGTAGTGAATTTATTGAAGCCGATGCTCCAATTGGAATGTATTCCCCACCCATAAATCTTATTGGGTGATCACTAACCAAAGATCCAACAATAACAGATGGAGAATTAAGTGCAACTAAAGATGGACTGCCCCGAACAATCGCCGCTGTGTCAAACAAATCATCGACTCTAATTCTTGAACCACTGGACACAATAGCATGACCATTTCTAGAGAGAATAGTTTTGCTCTTTATTTCCGCATCGGAGTTGACAAGGCTAACACCAAATTCATTTCGATTAATTTTCGCTCCCTTAATTTTAACTTTAGAGTTATCAGCAGCAATAGCATTATAGTTTGCCCCGAAAATTCCGCCGTCAACAACTAATCTCCCACCATAACTATGAATTCCACAGGGGAATCCATATATTGCACTGTTGTACATATAAACATCGCCCATGGATTGTACACCAACACAATTACTTGAAACTCTAGGCTCTGCTGCTGTAGTTATTCCACTAGAAGCAGTCGAATCCATAACAATCACAATCGGATTCAAATTATATGCTCTTGCACCACCTCCGATATGTACTTGTGTTCCTTGATCAGCGACAATAAATCCATTCGGATTTCTAACTCTAAATATTGTTGTGTAAATTGTCATTGCAGACAATCCAACTGATGATCCAGAGAATGTTGCTCCATAAGGAATACCACTCGGAACTCCTGCTGTGGCGGTAATCTGAACATTTGGAATTTCTAGAATAAAACTTGCAGGACCAGACCAACCATTTGAGATGCATGGGTATACACCAATCATTGATGTCAGGAAACCAAATGTTCCTCCAGATGCACCCGAATGTCCACCAACAAATGGATTCCCCCCTGAATAACCAAGTGGAACAGTGTTTGTAAACGACAATTGTTCTGCACCAATTCCTGCAAAATTTCCAGTTTTAACTATCGGTTCAATGTATCCAGTTTCACTTCCAAGACACTTAAGTAAAAACCTATTTGATGCAGTTACACCTAAATCATATGCTGGCGCAACTTGAACAGTCGATATAGGTACATTCTGTATAGATCCATTTGCACCACCTATAGCAATTTTTTTATTACCCCGTATTGAGAATGCTCTATCAAGTACATATTCTCCAGGAGAAAATATAAAGTTTGTTTGTTCATCGATAGAATACTGTTTCTCAGACACATATAAAGTATAAGTTTCTTTAATATCTCTTGATTTAAATTCTGACGGTTGTAAAAACGAAGATCTGTAATTTGTTCTCAACTCTCCGAAATATGTTGGATCTTTAGGGTTAAAATCATTAATATGGGCAACATCATTTAAAAAGTTAGCAAACAAAGTGTTATTATTTTTAACAACAGATTTAAAATATGAGAAGTCAGTTGGTTGAGTCAGCCTTGTGGAGAGATAATTGTTTGTAATCCAAGTTGTGGGTGCAATACTACCATCGTAAATTGTTTTATCGCCAATGTAAAGATTGGTCTCTTCAGATTGAAAATTTGAAACACATGTGCAAGGCTTTCCTGGTTCTCCTGCTTGTCCTGCTGGTCCCTGTTGTCCATCTGGTCCTGCTGGTCCTGCTGGTCCTTCTGGTCCCGCTTGTCCATTATTACCAGTATTTCCAGTATTTCCTTGCAATCCCTGTGGTCCGATTGGACCAGTCGGTCCGGGTAGACACTCGTCTATCAAAACTCCTTCTGCATTTTTCCATCTAACAATCCAATTACAGGAAACATAAGGATTCATCAATTGAAAAGATAGATTATTTCCTGTGTTTTCTGTAACTGCATTGTTAGAAAACCATCCGTTGGCTTGAGCCGGTGATGTTCCATTATTAAGATAATAAGAACCGCTTGATGCTGGTGAATTTCTAACTTTGATTTCGTGGCTATGTGCTGGAAGTTCATCTACAGTTAACAAATGAGATTGTGATCCAGCAAAATCCCCTCTACCATAGTTAGTAGATGTTAATCCCGTGCTTGAACCAACTCCAAAAATTGTTCTTGCTCGTAAATCGGGCAAGAAGAAAAAATCACTTGTCACACCATTAACTTCATCATGTGCAAGAGACTGAACTGTAAAAACAGATGCCACCCCTCCCGATACACCAGTGAAAAAATTACCATGTGGTACGGTATTCAAATATGGGTGATCACAAATAAATCTGAAAGTTGCTGTTTTATTAGCAGAATTCACTCCTGAAACATTAACGACGGCAACTTCAGTATCATCATTCCAAAGAAGTTTATAGTATGTGTTTGTAATTAAGTTATGAACACTACTACTTCCAACTCCCGAAGCAGGAGCACCTGTCAATGATCCTGGAAATAAAATTGTAATATCTGATCCAAAAGACATACCAACATCTTGCACATATTGCTCTATTCCATTGATCCTAAATGCATCACCCAATCTTGCATATAAAGCCGGATGATTCTCCTTTGAAATTGCATCCCCGACACAGAGATACCAATTCTGCGGAACATCATCAGCAGCACCGCAGTATGGAACTACTGTACCAACTGGACTGAATAGTGTTGATCCTTGGGATGGTCTAGGGAGACTGTTTATAACAATCCCCTTCTTTTGAGCAGTAGCAACAAAAATAGGATGATATATTATAGTTTGATCTGCTGGTGAGTCGGGACTGATATAACCAGTTAAAGAATCTGATGCTGAAAGATAATAAACATACCCATTGGTCAGTCCAGTGTTACCATCGTCAACGGAAACGACCGAAGAACCGAAGTCTATTTCACCTTGATACACAATAACGAATGTGTTTTCAGCAACACTCTCAACAATACCAACTGTATTAGACCCCAATAAAGTCTGTGATGTCGCCCTTACGAATAATCCAGTATTACTGTCCCTACGAACGACCATTCCAGGCTCAAACCCGTGTGCCGTCTGTGAGATAGTATTACGAATTGAGCGACCATCACCCGCTCCACCGCCGCTACGAATAGTTAGTGCGCTATATGCCATCTAATTAGTCCTTTGTTACTCGACTATTTAGACAACAAATATGTCGAAATTTTTGCTCACCTATTCTGTTGCTCATTAAGTAAAGATTCTGTGGCAAACTTGAGATTTGCTTCAATTCTCTCTTTTTGATCGGAGGGAAATTTGTTATCATTAAGCAACTGAATAGAGGCTAGACGAGATTCACGATAATTCTCAGTCCAATACGAGGAAATTGCAAACTCATCCAGGATAGCCCAATCGTAAATTGATTGTCCTACAAACAAAGCCCCCTCAGGGTATCTGATCTTAAGTGCTTGTTTTGCAAACCGATATGCCTGATCCCATCGACAATAGTTGCGACATAGTCTTGCAGCAGCCCATAGGCTTTCTGCTCTCCAGGGAGCCACCTGATATGCCTGAAAATACATACGAATAATCTCATCAAATTCTTTCTTAAGAACTTCCATGAGTCTTCCCGCTTGATAGTATGAATAAAACACCTCTTCGTTCCATCCACCAAGTTCTGCTCTTTTCAGATAAGCGTCAAGTGACTTTTCCCATTGCTGCGAGTCACGGTATGACTGTGCAAGATAGAAATGATATCTATTAAAATCCTTTTCTTCTACTTTACCCGATTTAAGTGCATCTTCAAAAACAATAGCATCCTTTGCATATTTGTCGGGAGACTTAGATCGATTGCCATCTTGGATCGGGGTATTGATAAACCCCCGAACAAAATCTCTTGCTCCGATTTCATCAAGGCAGTCAACATACTCATGTAGTACTCCACGATAATAAAATCGTTTATGATTGCTCGTAAGTTGAGGACGATGATACTTTGTTTGACCGTAAATTGCAAATACATTGTAAAGATCGGCAGTCAAAGACTTCTTGAATTGAACAGGATCAAATCCTGGATCAAGTACAAGAATTTCATCTGCATCAATCATCAAAGAATAATCATATACAGTACTCTGTGCAAGTTCCAGTGCTTTACTTCGATTTGTTCCAAAGTCTACCCAAGGGATTTCATGCAATTCGCCAGGAATACCATTCCTGTCAAAGAAGTCTTTAATTTTTTGTTGTGTGCCATCAGTTGATCCTGTATCGACAATGACCCAATAATCGACTAAAGGCGCAACTGAAGAAAGACATCTCTCTATCACATGAGATTCGTCTTTAACAATCATACACAGCGTAATTGTATTTGTTTTTTTGCTTTGAACAATTTCGCCAGTCGAATCATTTAAATCCACAGTGTCAATAGTTGCACTTTCCATACTTAATCTCCATATTGAATTAATTACAATGGTCTTTGATATTTAGTGTGTCTGAATTATGATGTTAAAATATTTGACAAAAATTCGCCGTTTTTTTATTATGCATTCGTACAAGAATTTATGCAATTTTGAATTTTACGAATTAAGTCTTTAAGTTTATTCTTCTTATCATTATGTTGATTCGGGTGATTGTTTTCTAAGTAATTTGATATACACTCAATCCAATCTAATAAGGCTATTAAGTATGTTGCAGATAAATACTTACAATTACTTGATACTTCAGATGGACTGACTGGATATCCACCAGGAGTGAGTATAGGGTTGCCTTCTTCATCGAATGTGCCTCTATTTGGTTTAGGCGGAATAGTTGGTCCATCTCCACAAGATTCTCGCAATGAATCTAAATCTATTGGATCTATAGTATCAATTTCTATAGTAAATCCGCTGAATCCGCTGTTAGTATCAGCACTCAAAAATTCTAAAATTCCTCTGCTACTACCAAAGGCAGGTATACAATGTGACTCATTCCAATTTGGTTCGCAAGGCGGGTCCGTGGTGTGTGGTTGACATTCTGGTATTAGATCGTACACACAATCACAACACATTCTTTCTTGAGGATTTATTGCTATTACATAATCGGGATTCAGCCAATCACCACATGCATTTCCAAATTGTTCGATTGGAATTTCCCCAAACCCTTCCAAATCAACAGGTATTTCAGGGTAACCCGGCAGAGGTACACGCCTTATCGGATCAGGGATTCCAGGAGCAGTGCCGTGTCCTGTTTTGCCTATTATAAGACAATTCCTGAATATATCGCTCCAAGATTCTGGTTTTGATTCTGGAGATGTTTCCTGCGTAGCATCACCGTAATTTGGATACCCATGAGGCTCTTGACCGTATGGACTTATTATATCTTCCCATCCTTCCGGATGGGGACCACCAGGAGGATACCCAAAAGGGCCATCACACGGATTCAAAAGACAACCACAAGGACCACCCGCATCACCATATCCACGCTTCGCACACTCAAATTGACAATACAACCAACCAACTAACAGTTCTCTACGAAGATTCTGTAAAAATAAACCGAAAATTATCTGAGCAGCACCAAATTGTGTGTATCTATTCCATATATTTGGACCTAATACCGGATCATTGACATAACCCGGAATGCCACTTGCATTTACATTGACTATTAAACAATTAATCAGGTTGAAAAATGTTGCAAGAGCATTAACTGAAGTACAACAGTCTTCGGAATCGGAATTAGATGGTAGATATTCGGATGATGGTGTTCTTGCTAAGTTCAAGAAGGCTTGTCTGCAAGGCCCAGATGGGATATCCTGAGGAAGAGTTGGGGTTAAAATTTCTCCTCGCATCATTCTACTTAAATAATATTCCAAAAATTTTAGTATTTCACCAGGAATACTGCCCATTGAATCAGGATCCTCAAAAACACCAATGGGAATACCACGGGGAAATAATTCTTCTAGTGTTTCTCCCTCAGGATTAATTCCTTCCTCCCAAGGCCAAAATGGAGTCGTCGGTCTCATATCCGGTGGGTCCGGTGGAACTGGATCATAATAAGAAGGAGTACTATACGGGATTAGTTCATCCGGCCAATATTCCTGACCAAGTGGTGGAACAGTCTGCCACCTTTCGGCCCATGAAGTGGGGCGCAGCCAAGCAGGCAACGGGAACCATGCGGGAATAGTTAATGACCTGTTTTCAAAATACTTTAGCAAATTCCTTCTATAAGAATGAATCAGATACTGTAACCACATTTTTTCAACGAACTTCCGTAGACTATCGTCCATGGGATTGGGAAATAGGATCGGCGGCGTGGCAGTGCCTTGTTCGGGTTGAGTAGGATATAGATGTGGTTTCCAATTTTTTAAAATGTTCCTCACCAATCTTTGAGCATCACAACACCTTTGCATTTTTCTTTGAGATTCGGCATCATATTCAAAGTCATCAGAAGAAGCGAATCTAAATTCAGGAGAAATATATTCAGATTGAAATGTTGATTGAATAAGTCTTGAATAAGTTTCAATGTCTTCACGATTTTTCGAATTCAAAATATCTGTAAGAGAGGATTGAATGGAAGAAATAAAATTTTCGGTGGAACAAACTGTTGGATAAACAAAAATTAATCCTTCTAAAATCTTGCTACGAATCGGATTGACTTCTCCAACACTAAGTAAAATATCATAAAACCATGTTCCTTCTTTCAAATTAGAAGTTTGTGATGAATCGGCATATACTTTTACAAATATATTTGATTCAATGTCGGAATCAATTTGAGTTTGTAAATTTATAACACTACTAGAACTTGGATATTTTTTTATACAACAAATAGCAGTAATATCTCCAATTGAAATTTCTTCGGAAGACAATTTGTTTCCATTAGAATCCAAAGGATAGTATGTAAATGAAAAATCTGTATTTTGATCTATATCTCTATTGATAGAATGTTTTTTCATTTTTAGCCTATTGCCATTTTTCCCAAGATATTTCATTCGAATTTATGTTTGAATTCATTGGACGGTAGGGTCCACATAAAGACAAAAATTTTTGTATTTTTTCTGAAGTTTTTTTGTTTAATCCCACAGTTTCATTTTTTATTTTTTGTAAAGAACTATAACAATTTGGCGTTAAAGCACAACAAAGATCACATTCAATAGGAAAATTGATTGAGATAGATTTAAACTCGGCTTTAAGTTCATTCATTAGATTAAAACAAATATCTTCAGACAATATAATATTTGGTTCTGATGATATAGTATTAGAATCTTGTTTACCGGACAAAACGGCTGATCTGAATGGTACTTCAACAGAATCTGTTAAATCCATTGATACTCTCAACAACAAATTTCCAAGATACTCTTTAACAGTGGTACAATGAAACTGATTGATTCTCTTTTTATATCTCGGTAATCCACTACATTCAGAAACAATAAGATTGTACATGCTATTTATCAGATCTCTCAAAATGGTCAATTTTCCCTTTGGTTCTCCATTTTTACAACAATATCTGTCATCCCAGTTTGCTCTAAAGTAAGACAAAAAAAGTTTCTGTATTTTAGAATCTTTAATTAATTCTGTAAAAATGCTATTAACAACTTGGATTGCAAAGTTGTCCTCTCCAAGAAGAAATTCAGATCTTATATCTTCATCCTCTGACAATCTCCAAACTAGAACAGATTCTTCATATGTAAAAAGATAGGTTCTATAGTACCAGAGAAAATCTTTACTCATACTAAGTAAAAAATATTCCTTATGTAAGTTAATATTTCTCTCATTGGAATTTAATCCCCAAGTTTTCCACTTTGCGTAAATGTCGCAGCAAGATTGTGTTGATGTTGTTGTCATGATGTTATGAACACTTCCCAAATATTATCAGGATCTACGAGATTGCCGTTGACATTTCGGCAATTGAAATTCAATGTTTGTCGATTATTAGAATCCTTCGTCTTGTTAATTACAGTGAAGAACTTATTAATTCCACCACCAGAAAATATAACTCCAAAATCACCAGCATTGAATATTACATTTTGTTTTAGTTTTATGGTAAAATCACCGAGGCCATTTCTATTAATACTTTCCGATGCACCTTTTAGAACTGTGGAAGCAATGGGATTTCCTGTTGCAGGAGTACATTCCACTCTAGCAACAATTTGCTGAGGACCGTGTTGATCTTCTGATTTGCTTAATTTACCTGTGACACTATTAATCAATAAAGAGTAAGTTTTTTCAGGCTCACTTGTATCGACATTTTGAATAGTTTTATCTATATCAAATATAAGATCAATTTTTCCTTGAGTATCGGTTGAATGTTTAATTGTTATAACATCTGCGGGAGTATTAAAAGAAGACGAATAAACACCACCAACTTGCAAAACAAGTTTTCTTGTAATATTTCCCGCCGGATCCGCAAGACCCGTATCAATTACACCCTTGATAATACCAGCAAGTTTAGGACTTATATTACTTCCTGTTTGTGCATTTCCCCAGAATTGTAAAGACATTTCGTCTATGGCGGCTTGGTTTTGTTCTGAAGCATTTGCATTATCATTAAATATAACTATGGATGACTGCTTGTCATTTCCCCCATGGACTTTGATTGCAGAATTCAAAAATGTATTTCTAATAGATTCAAATTGTATGTTATTAGCAATATCATAATATGACTGCCCTGAATAACCATTTGCAATATACAAATCAGCATTCTTATTTTGAAAGTATGGTAATGAGAGAATTTGAAGTCCACATCTGTCATTGTCAACAGAAGATTTAATCGTGCCAGAATTTCTTGTGATTGAAAACTGACTTGAGAATGTCGTTGATGCCGCAAACAATGCATGAGAATTAACATTCAAATGTGATGTGTTATCTACACCAACAACAATTCCGCCGGTTACCGTGAGTGTTGAGTGGAATGTATCCGGCCCATCATGCCCATTAGAAAGCACTTTGGAATTATTCCTGAATTGATTTCTTCCGGTGCTCGTTAATCCTGTTTGATTTCCATCGTGTCGGATGTAACGATCATCATGATTGTGACCGGTCAAAATCATGGCAGAAATGCCTTTTCGTGCCCTAATTATCCAATAAACTGCAACAAATTCGGATACATTGCTGTGTGCGCCTAAATCACCAACACCAAGATTATGTGGTCCCTGAGCAGTAAAGTACCTATCCTTACCTGAGTTAATTTGGGCGGAAGTAGCGGGACTAACAGCAGGACTACTAAAATGTCCCCCTATTGTGACTGTTTCGGAAAGAGAACCGGTTGCACCAATAGAAATCCTACTTAATCTATGTGTGTGGGGTGGTATTTCATTTTCTTTAAGAACAACTAACTGATCGCCACCATGATAACCAACAGGAATTCCAGTTAAAAACGGTTGTCCGTCTAATGTACTTTCAACCGGTGCATTTGGGAAAAGAGACAGTTTATTATAAAAATTAGTGCCTTTTGACGCACCAAGAAGAAATTTCTCTCTTATATCAGGCAATAAAAATACACTTGTTTCACCTGTTTTGCTGCTGATTCTTCCACGAACTCTGAAATTTGTAGAGTCAATAGTTTCCCAATCAGTGCCACTCCAAATCCACCCCGAAACCGTAATATCTCCAGTTTGATCGTCAACTGATAGAACAACACTATCCTGTAAAAGCGGTCCACCGGTTGATCTCCATCCTTCAATTACAACCGCATCCCCTGCAACAAACCCTTTGTGTCCTCCCGAAATTGTAATTGTGGTTGGATCATTATCAAATTCTGGTAGAATCAGAATTGCATTTGCTGCATTTAATTCACCAATAACTGCAAATAATTCGGGCCATAATGATTTTTCTAATCTACTACCGTCACAAAGCAACCACCCTGATGGTATTGCAGAAATCAATCCCATATATGGAGAAATAGTTCCAACAGGAACAAGTCCTTGAACATCAATAACATCAGTTTCTTCACCCTCAACCGCACCTAGATAATTGTGAATGAATCCATTATCTGGCCCAAGGGCGACAAGAATTGGTTTTCGCACTTCTCCGAGTTCTAATTGATGTGCTCCAGAATCTGGATTCAAAATCAAAGCACCAGCATCATCCGCACTTAAGAAATATGCATGACCAGTTACGAGCGGAAGAATATCTGATATGTTACTTCCGGGAGGGCCAGTCAGGTTGCTTATGAATCCATTTGCAATAATGCAAAAATTATTTGCGTCAGAAACGCCGCTCACAATTCCCAAAACTTCAGCAGTTTCCCGACTAGTTGCAATTGCAGCAGTCATTGTTCCAGTATCAGGATTAAGTCTAACAACATCACCAACATTAAAACTGTGTCCTGACAATGTATAACATTTATCTAAAGCCTCAAGTTCATTGTCGATCCAACCTGGATCTATTGTTCCGTCTGCGAGTGCAATTGGAATTGACCAAGCAGTTGGCATGGTTGTTCCGTGTGCCCCATCCAAGAAATCGACATTTAATAGTTCTGCAAAATTCTTTACTCTATTTCCCGTTTGTCCCGAAACTGTTACATTAGGATAAGTTGGACCAGATGCTCCTGACCAAATTGTAAATGATGCTGTTTCTCCGGAGTTTATGTGTTGTTTAAATCCGAATACGAGGGGCTGTTGACTGGTTGTAAGACCGTAATTTTGTCTTGTAATGCTCCAATAACCGAACTGGTTGTTTCCGGTTCCAAGACCACCAAGTCTAATTGATGGCGATTCTCCAACAAAATGAAACTTGTGGTTATTTGTATTATTTGTACCATAACCGAACGAACGGAATACAGAAGATATAATTGAGTTAGAATCTCCACTAACTCCAAGATTGGTATTAGTTACAAATGAATTGTAGATGTCATTGTTTGGGCCTTGGGTATTTACCCAAATAAATTCTTTGTTGCCCTGAGAACCACGAACAACAAGTCCTGCCTCATCAAGATCATTATCTGTAAATAATGCTTCAGTTACAGTTGGCCCCGCAACCATGAAAAAGTCAAATGTAGCACCAGTAATACTAATTGCACCACCAGCAACAATATCATTCACACCACCAAATGTAAAATTGTGCAATTTGAGTCCAGTAAATTGCCCAAAATCAACTTGACTAATTTGTCCTACTGTGGTATATGCTGATAGATTAGTAACCCCGGGATCATAGTAATAGAATGTGGCACCCTGAGCCGGAAATGTTCCTGCATATGTTGGACCCGTAACATCGATACTTAATAATCTATGATAAGCAATTTCAATTAATTTGTCTTCGATTCTTAAATCATTGGAATCGATATTTGATGCAGTACCTTGAACACTCAAATTACCATTGATCGACACATTACCATTGAACTGAAATCCTGGTGGGAGATAAACAGTAGGAGGTAAAATTTGTTCCGCACGAACTCTCTTAGGAGTTCCTGCCCCTGACCCAAGACTATTATCTCTAGTATCACTAACAATAAACCAATCATTCACTGATGGGAACGAATTGGTATTTCTATTTGAGATTACTGCGTCTGCGTATCCAGTTGCCCCCACGATGGTCATCTTCGAAACATCGATCATCGTGTGGCTTAGGTAATAATTGGGTGTTACACTTGTTCCAACTCCTATTCCGGGTCCAGGCCAAACCTTTAATGTGTAAACACCGCTGGTATCTCCATCGACACAGGTGCTTTCCATTGTCAAACCGCCATCGGTTATGCCAACATTAATGTCATAAACTTGCAGTGGATTTATTGCATCAATTATCTCATTTGTTCTATCATACCATGTATAAAATGTATCTGATAGAACAAGATTGTCTATGTTGATTAAATCGCAATTACCAGTACATGTGCAAGCCATTATTTTTTATTCCTTATTTCTTCTACTAAAATGCGAAGTTGGGAAACCTCTTGTTCTAGCCTATTTAGTCGATCTTTATCCATTTGAATCTTTTTACATCGATCTTCATACTCTTTAATTGCGGCAGTATCAACAGATAAGATTGCCCCACTTGACATGTCACGAACCATTTTTTTATTCTTTACAGGAATTTTCATGTTGCAATTATTCTGAGATTTTTAATTCTCGGTATTGATCGTGGGTCACTGGGCAATGTAGTTGTACTATTGGAATACATTACAATCTTAATAGAAAATGATCTAAACTTCGATAGATTAAGACCTGTACTTGTGTACATTATTTCTCTGAAATCATCAAAGTTTTGTGAGTACCCTGAATCATTGCTTGTTAGTTGTGTGTATCCTATACTGCTAAAATCTCCTTCTCCGACAGGAAGAGGACGAACAAAAACTTGTATATTTGAATCGTAAGGGTTGCACAATGACATTTGAACATGTACATTTGTACCTTCAAATCCAGGTTCAAGTGTTACTTGTTTGGTGATATATCTTGCATCACTTGGAGCAGTAGCACCTAAATTTGTTGGAAACAGTTCTAAATTTGTTGCGATTACATTATTATTATTTATCTGATTTGCAACAATAACATAATTTGATGTTTCAGTATCTAAAACCGGAGAAACATATTGATCGCCAATCATATTGACTAAAATTTCCGAGAACTTACCTGTTCCGAGATTTCTTGTCGATTTATTAGATGGTCTGTCGATGTTTTTGTTTGGTTGTATAGATTTGAACGATCCGTTTATATCCTCCATCAAACCCCTTTCACTTAAGAAAATTGAAGTATTCGATGGAAGTATCTGGTTAAAATTAATACGCATCATATCAAAGAATGTATTTGAATTGTAGTTTTCGATTAAATTCTCATATTTAATATTTCCTGCTTGTGGCGAAAATTTACATGCATGAATTGTAAATTTGATTGAGTCGTTTTCCTTTTTAGTCAAAGTTCCACTATTTTGTGGTAAGAATAAACTTCTCACTCCAGGTTGTTTTGATGCTTTGATATCTGTTTCGGCTTCTGAAAGTTTAATTATATTTTGTCCGACTTCTGCCCCAAAAACTGTGTATAGATTGCTGTTTGAGATCAGCGAAATGCAGTATTCTTCTCCAGAAATTAAATAGATTGGGCTTGTGAACTCAAATATTGTTTCTGTCGATCCATTCGAAGATGTTGTTATATCTGAAGAATATACAGTGGTTTCCCCAAATGGCATCACCTTTGATGGGTGTGGATAACCAGATTGTGTTGGCTTTAGTAAAAGCGTGATTGGAGAATTCGCATCTTCATCCTTTGTTGCAAATGAAACCCCAATCTTCTTTACAAAAATTCCATTTGCATACTTGACTGGATCAACAAAGAATGTTTGACTTATTGGATCTGTAAATCCAAAAAAGTCTGTCGATAACAACTCTGTCAGATTTGACTGTATTTTATTTGTTTTAACAGATCTGCGCCGTATTGTTGCAGATCTAGTTGATAAAATTCCATCTTCGTTTAGTGTATCAACTGTTCCAGATGAATTGAAAATTGCATCCGCAGCCATTGAAGTGTTTTTGGGATCGTTTGTTTCGCTGTCGGTAATTCTAAAAACTCTTCGTCCAGACAAGAAATGATTTTCTTGATCTTGATTCATGAGATATTTTAACGAATTTACTTCACCGAGATTTGATGTTATTTGTGAACCGCCTGTGCAATATGCTGTGATATTAACATTATCCAAGAAAACATAAAACTTGGTGTTTGGCTTGAGTCCCTTTGCGGACATCTCAATTTCACTATCCCTCATGAAAGGGACCACATCTTTACGAATTAATTTAGAGATTGACTTTCTCTTAAACCCTTCAGGAGTTCCGGATTTAAATGTATTTCCAAGGCTTATTCCTTTGGTTCCTGCGACAACAGAATTCCTAACATCAATGATGTTTTGTTTGGTGTTAATTTCATTTGCAATTTCCCTTCCATACCAAATCGATTCCCAATCGTTCCATTGAGTTCCGAATCCAGAACCAAATTGCCAAGCATCATTCTCACCATCAACATTTACCTTAACTGATGCTGTAATTGAGTCATCAAACCAAAAATCTGCTGAAGGATTCAATTTCAATGTCCCCAGATAATTGAAGACGCTAGATGGATTTATTGGAAATGTTTTTGTTGCAAGTGGTTGAGATACCTCTACCGTAGTTGTATAATCAAGAGTAACTATTCCATCCAAAGATGATGTTAAACCCGATACCTCAATTGGTCCTGTAATTCCAAATGCCCTAGAAATAAATGGGGGGCGCAATTCATTCTTCTCAAAATCAATTGATGATTTATACATTGGGTTTGAAATATCGCCAATATTATGTCCCTTGAATTGATCTACTAAAATTCCCTTCTTTGGAATCTCTAAATTATTTTCATCGACTACAGAAAGAGACTTTGCTTCTTGTTCAAGTAGCGACAATGTTGTATAATATTCCACTGCCTCAATTCTTTTCTCAAGATCACCAATATCTCTCATGGTGTATCTCTTATTTTCATTAAACCGTACAGATACATCTTTTTCATCAAAAGTGTAGGGATTTAATGTGACAGTATACAAAGTCATAGAGTTAGGATCATCAGGTGGAGTCTGTGCATCCAGACTAGGAATGCCTTTGATAATGGAAAACTTCCTATCTCTAGTTAAAACAACCTTATCTGTTCTTGGAAGATAGTGTTGATAAGAAAATTCTTGATCATTTGCTGCTGTATTAATTGGGAACCAAGGATAATTAATTACATTTCCACTTGCTCCACGATCTGGTCTAAAGTCAATAACATCAGCAAGATCATATCTCTTTCCTGTCGTTCTACTTGTATACGAAGGAATTTGTGAATATGAATCAGAATATGAGTCAACTGTGAATGGTCCTCTGACACCCGTTCTATTGTAAATGACAAGAGATGCTTCAAATGGTCCGGTCACTCCAGTAACACCGGATGAAAGCACCA